AATCCGACTACGGCGATGACGACGACAGCAAACTCCACGATGCCGAAGGCGTCACCCTTGCACATGTATTTGAGATCTGGGACAAGGAAACCAAGATGGTCCGGTTTCTGGCCCCGAGTTACCCTGCCGGTTTCGTGAAGGAAGTCGAAGACCCCCTGCAACTCTCCGGTTTCTTCCCGATGCCGCGTCCGCTGGTACTGTTCCCGAAGATCAGTTCGCTGGTACCCGTGCCCTTGTACACGATGTACGAAGAGCAGGCGAAGGAGCTCAACCGTATCACTGTGCGGATTAACAAGATTGTCCAGGCATTGAAGGTTCGCGGTTTCTATGACTCGACGTTGGAAGGTCTGGACAAAGTCCTGGCGGCGGACGACAATGTCCTGATCCCCGCTGAAAACGTGGCTGCAATGCAGCAGGGACAAACCCTGGAGAAAGCAATCTGGCTCATGCCGCTGGAAAAACTTGTCGCTGTGCTCCAGCAACTCTACGTCCAGCGTCAGCAAGTCAAACAGGTTATCTACGAGATTACTGGCATCAGCGATATTCTCCGTGGTACCTCAGTGGCGTCGGAAACAGCAACCGCACAGAACATTAAAAACCAGTGGGGAACGCTGCGTCTGAAGAAGATGCAAAAACAGGTTGCTCGGTATGTGCGGGATTGCTTGCGCATCATGGGTGAGATTGCGATGACCAAGTTCTCGCAGCAAACCCTCTCGCAAATGACTGGTCTGCAATTCCCCACTGCACAGCAGAAACAGCAAGCGCAGGCAATGCTGCAGCAACTCCAGATGCAGGCACAGCAACAGCCGCAAGTTCCTGGTCAACCGCCTGCTCAACCCCCGGCACCACCGCCGCAAATCCTTGCTGCTGCTCAACTCCCCTCGTGGGAGGAAATCATGGGGCTGCTTACCAACGATCTTCAGCGTAACTATCGCATCGACATTGAAACGAACTCGACTGTCGATGCTGAGGCGACTGAGGACAAGCAGAACATGGGCGAGTTCCTCAACGCTGTTGCGCAGTTCATGAACGGCGTTGGACCGCTGGTCCAGCAAGGAACCATGCCGTTTGATGCTGCGAAGTCTATCCTTCTGGCCGTTACACGTCGCTACCGCTTCGGACCGGAGGTCGAGGATGAGCTGAAAAAGATGCAGCCCCCGCAACCGCAGGGCAATGGTGCAGATGCCAAGGCTAAAGCCGATCTCGAAGCAGCACAAGCTGAGCAGAAGGTCAAAATGGAGATGCTTGCGATGGATAAGCAGCTCAAAGAAGCTGAAACCGCCGCGAAACTCGAAGAACTCAAGCGCAAAGGGGAGTTCGCAGCTGCTCAACATGCAATGAAATTGCAAGAACTGCGACTGAAGATGGCGATGCCGAAACTCCCCGGCGTTACTCAACCGTAATCCGTGGGAGATTATTATGCCAGTTTACTCTTACAAGTGCCCCTCGTGTCAGACAACCTTTGACCGGTTTTTGAAGCTCGCGAACTACGATGACCCACAGCAATGTGACTGCGGAACGCAGGCTGTGAAGCAACTCGCAGCCCCCGCTGTTCGCGGCGACTACGCCGGATATAACTGCCCCGTCACTGGTCAGCGGATCGAAGGTCGCCGTGCGCATGAAGAGAACCTTCGCCGCCACGGCTGCCGGGTGCTGGAGCCGGGGGAAACCGAAGCAGCTCGCCGTAATCACGCGGCGGCTGAAGCTGAATTCGATCGTCAGATCGAGCAAACTGCGGAGCAGTTGGTAGCTGGCCTGCCCTCGCAGAAACTTGAAAAACTTGCCAGCGAAATGCAGTCCGGCGTAACAGCCACTGTGGAACGACAGTAAAGGAGAATTACCGTGGGTATCGAAGATCTTGACAACAATGGTGCCGGCGCAGCCGGTGGTGAGAGTGGCCCGGACTTGTCCGCTGCCGGGGAGTCTATTTCTGCTGACTTGTTCGGCAGTTCGGTGGGAGGGGATGACAATGGCAGCGGAACTGACGACGTTAACCTGGATGATGGCGCTGGTACTGGTGACGGTACTGGTGCAACTGATCCTGCTGCTACGGGTACTCCGCCGGCGACGGAAGGCGAGACAGGTACTCCTGCCGCAACCGGACTCCAAGCCCCGAAAACCTGGCGTCCCGAGGCCGCGGCGAAGTTCGCGACGCTCCCGCCGGAGGTCCAGCAGGAAGTCCTGAAACGTGAAGAGGACATTTTCAAGGGTCTTGAAGGTTACAAAGCCGACGCCTCCATCGGCAAGGCCCTTAAAGGCGTCGTGCAACCTTACATGCACATCTTTCAGGCCCAAGGTGTGGACCCAATCCAACAAGTCTCCGGCCTGATACGTGCGCATGTCGCATTAGCAACTGGCACCCCCGAGCAAAAGCAGCAGTTTTTCCAGCATCTCGCCAAAGAATACGGCGTTGACCTTGGCGGCGAAGCCCCCTACGTCGACCCGCAAGTCGCAGGCTTGCAAAAACAACTGTCTGACCTACAATTCCGTTTGGATGGCCGAGAGCAACAAGAGGCTGACAAGGCGCGCACAACGTTGCAAGCCGAAATCGACACTTTTGCTTCCGACCCCGCGCATCAGTACTTCGACGAAGTGGCAAATGACATTGCTGGGCTTTTGCGAAGTGGCGCTGCGAAGGACCTGAAAGATGCTTACGAGAAGGCGATCTGGGCTAACCCGATCACCCGCGCTAAGGAACAAGCCCGCTTGACGGCGGATGCTGAAGCCAAAGCAAAAGCGGAAGCCGCCGAGAAAGTGAAACAGGCCCGCAAGGCAACTGGTGCGAATGTGAAATCGAGTGCGAAAGCGGCGAGCGGAACGGCTCCCCTTGGAAGTATCGACGACACGCTTAATGCGGCTCTGGCGACGATTAAGTCCCGAGCATAAATCGAACCTTCATAGGAGTTTTCAATCATGCCGTCTCCCAATACCGTGTTCACGGAACTGGTCTCCACGACCTTCCGCAAGCATGCCAAAGAAATCAAGGACAACGTGTCCAAAAACAACGCCCTGCTTCGTCGTATCTACGACAAGGGCAATGTGCGTCGTGAAGATGGTGGTCTGACCATCGTTGCACCGCTGGACTACGCCGAGAACAACACTTACCAGCGCTACAGCGGTTACGATGTGCTGAACGTGGGTGCTTCCGATGTGATCAGCGCAGCGGAATACCAGTGGCGTCAGATCGCAATCAACGTTGTGGCCAGCGGCCTGGAACTCCGCACCAACAGCGGCGATTCCCGCATCATCAACCTCGTCAAGTCGCGCTTGAAGAACGCTATCCGCACCTTCAAGAACAACTTCTCCGCCGACATTTACTCCGACGGTACGCTGGCAAACCAGGTCAACGGTTTGCAGGCACTCGTGGCTGACGCCGGTACGGGTACTGTCGGTGGCATCGACTCCTCCACCTGGACGTTCTGGAAGAACAAGGTGCAGTCCGCGGCTGCTCCGATTCAGGGCGGTGGTGCGATCGTTCCTGACGCTACCACGATGGAATCCCTGATGCTGCCCCTGTGGCTCAGCCTGGTTCGCGGCGATGACCAGCCCGATCTGATCGTGATGGACAACAACTACTTCACGTTCTTCGAGCAGTCGCAGACCTCCATCAAGCGCTACACCGACGAAACCAAGGCCAACGCCGGCTTCGTCAGCCTGAAGTACAAGGGCGCGGACGTGATTTTCGACGGTGGTTCCGGTATCCCGGCAAACCATGCCTACTTCCTGAACACCGACTACCTCGAAGTGGTCGTGCACAAGGACGCTGACATGACCGTGATGGACGAGATGAAGCCCTACAATCAGGACGCCGCCGTTGTGCCGGTCCTGTGGATGGGGAATCTCGTCTGCTCGAACCGTTCGCTGCAGGGTGTGCAGAAGGCATAAGTAACGTCGGGGGATTACTATCCGGTAATCCCCCTGTGAAACTTTTTCAGGAGATCTAAAATGACTATCGCTGTCACCCCTCTGGTTGGTGCTAATACTGAGCGCCGTACTGCAATCCCGGAGTTTGCCGTCGGCACTCCGATGCTGGCCCGCGACAACCGCACTTATGTCTACGTCGGCCCTGCCGCAAATGCTATCGCCGCTGCAGCTACCTGCACCGTCACGGGCGCCTTCGCGGTGAACGCTACTGCCGGCAATTACACCGCCGACACGGCTTTCGCTGCTGGCGACTATGGTTGGGTTCGCAAGACCACCAGTCCGTTGTAATACACCTTCCACCTCCCACGGTGTTCCTCAGGGCTTCGGCCCTGGGGTTTTTTGGTGGGAGGGTTCGTTCACTAACTGTGGGAGTTAGATAATGGTACAAAAACTCGAAGAACGGCCTCCATTTGTCCGGTTTGAAGTCCGGGCTGAGGAAGACCGTCAAGCATCCATCGAAGCCGGTCACTATGTTGGTCGGGATGTTCACTACGCCCTGATCACCCCGATGGGATCCAAGGACTGCATTGAGCGTAAAGCGGATGAGTGGTTCGACAAACTCAAGCAGGATGTTGCAGAAGGTCGCTGCCCTCGCGAATGGCTGAGCGCTTTCAAAGAAGTCTACAAGGACTGGTGTGAAGGCCGCGAAGCCCCGCCGAACGGCACCCCGATCACGGACTGGCCTCCGCTGTCGCCGTCGCAGGTCAAGACCATGCTGTCGCTGCACATTCGCAGTGTTGAAGACCTTGCTGCTGCCAACGAAGAGGTCCTGGCTCGTATCGGCATGGGCGGTCGTGCACTGAAGCAACGTGCCATCGACTGGCTGACCAGCGCGGGTTCCACCGGCAAGGCCAGCGAGGAACTCTCCGCCCTCAAGGCCACAAACGAAAATCTCCAAGCCCGCAACGAGCAGCTCGAAACTCAACTTCGTGAACTGGCTGCGAAGGTCGAAGCTCTTTCTGGCGACAAACCGGCCGCCAAGTCGCAAAAGCTCTAAGGAGTCATCATGACCCTTCTGCGAATCGTTCAGGAATTCTGCCAGCGCAATGGTCTGACAGTACCTCAAATCGTCATGTCGTCGCAGGACGACCAACTCACGCAGATCGTTGGCCTTGCCAATGAAATCTGTGAGGACCTTGTCCGTCGGCGTTCCTGGACGGCTTTGCAGTACGAAACCGTTTTCACCAGCGCAGCTGGCAGCGATCAGGGGCTAGTCACGGACCTGGCTCCGAATGCGTTTCTCAAGATTCTCAATGAAACGATCTTTGACCGGACGCGCCGACTCCCAGTCTTCGGCCCACGCTCCCCGCAGCAATGGCAGATGCTCAAAGCACTGCCCATGTCCGGTCCGTTTTACCAGTACCGCATCCAGCAAGGTCACTTGAAGATCATCCCGGATATGCCTGCTGGGCATACGATGGCTTTCGAGTACGCTTCCGAAGGTGCGGTGCAGGACAATACCACAGCCACGCCGACCGCAAAAGCCTTCTTCACCCGAGATGATGACACCTTCCTGCTCGACAAAACCCTGCTTCTCCTCGGCCTTCGGTGGCGTTGGAAGGAAGAGAAAGGCTTGCCCTACATGGAGTCTTTTCGGTTGTATGAAGCCGCTGTCGCCGAAGCTGCAGGCGCCGACGGCACCAAGCAACCCATGTCCATGAACGAAGGTGCAGGCATGATCCAGCCCGGTGTCTTTGTTCCGGCAGGTAACTGGAGTATTTCCTGATGCGCCAAGTTATGCGATCCTCCGCCATGCCAACCTCGGCAGGTAAAAACATCCCCGCACCAGTTGGCGGGTGGAACGCTCGCGATCCGATTGCAGACATGCCCGCTCGCGATGCTGTGTTCCTGGACAATTTCTTCCCACGCGCCAGTGACGTGATGCTGCGGCCAGGGAGTGCGTTGCTGGCAACCATCCCGGCGGATACGGAACCGGGAAGCCCTCACAACATCCGTTCTCTCCTCTCTTACAAGGCCGCCAACGGAGCGGCCAAGCTTTTTGCAGGAGCCAATGACGGAATCTACGACGTAACGGCAGGCGGGACGATTGCCGCTGTCTCGAGTGTCGCGACGAATGCGGAATGGCAGTCGGTTAACATCACCACAGCCGGAGGTTCTTTCCTCTGGTGCTGTAACGGCGTAGACAAGTCTCGTTACTACGATGGCACTGCCTGGACCGTTCTCGATGACGTCTCTACACCAGCACTGACTGGTGTAACTTCCGCCGACATTACCAACGTCAGTCTATTCAAGTCCCGTCTGTTCTTCACGGCAAAGAATTCCCTATCGTTCTGGTACTTGCCGGTAAACAGTGTTGCCGGGGCTGCCCTTGAGTTCCCGCTTGGAGCGCTGTTCCGTCGTGGCGGGTATCTGATGGCGACAGACGCCTGGACGCTTGACGGTGGTAACGGACCGGAAGACTATTTTGCGGCTGTGACCTCCGAAGGCGAAGTCGCGGTTTACACCGGCACCGATCCCTCGAGCGCCTCTACCTGGGCATTGAAAGGTATCTACTACATCGGCAAGCCTCTTTCCCGTCGATGTCTGGTGAAGGTTGGCGGCGATCTGTGCCTGCTGACCGTGCAAGGATTGTACCCGCTGTCAAAGGCTTTGCAATCCGCACAGGTCGATCGCCGAAGTGCCGTTAGCGACAAGATCTCCCGTGCATGGGTGGATTACACAGGGCAGTTCGGTAGCCTCTACGGTTGGCAGCCAGTGCTATTCCCTGAAGCCACCATGCTGCTGGTGAATGTACCAGTGCTAAGCCGTCACGACGTAAACTCGGTTTACAGTTACCAATTCGCAATGAACACCCAGACCGGTGCTTGGTGCCGGTTCTTCGGGATGCCTGCGGAGGTCTGGTCCGTTCACGATGGCAAGCTCTACTTTGCGTTGCATAACAAAGTCTATCAAGCCTGGACTGGTTCCGATGACCACGGATTGCCAATCGAAGGTCGGGGGAAGTCCGCTTTCTTCTATCCGGCAGGTCGTGGTAACATCGCCCATGTCAAGCTTCTGCGTCCGATCGTCACGGCTTCTGCCTCGATTAAACTCCAGGTCGGCGTTGACACTGACTACGACGAATCTTCACTTGCAACCGGCTCTGCCATTGCTTATTCCCAGTCCGTCGCCAAGTGGGATGTTGCAAAGTGGGACGAAGTTTACTGGTCCTCTGGTACAATGACCATTGCGAAGTGGCGATCCGTCGGTCACAAGCCGGGGCGCGCTATCTCTCTGCGCTTGCGTTTGGTTAGCAAGGGCGTTACTATGATGTGGATCGCTACGGACTTGATTCTTCAACGCGGAGGTCTGCTGTGAGGGTTTTGGAAGCATTGCCTCCTGAAGCCCTTGATTTTGCGGAATCTGCTCTAGGATTGTCCTTCCCCGGTGGTACGACCGGAATAACGAGTTTAACTGATGATGGGCAGATTGCCGGAGTGGCGGTATTCACCCCGACCTGCAAAGGGAACAGCAATCTGCACATTGCGGCTGCGGCAAAGCACTGGTTCACGCCGGAGTTCTGCCGTAAGATGTTTTTTCACGGTTTTATCACTCTTCGAGCCAGTCGCCTAACAGCATCAATCGAAGCCAGTAATATCCCCTGCCAACGCCTAGCGGTAAAGACAGGGTTCAGGCTGGAAGGTTGCTTGCGGGGCTTTGAGTTCGGAGACTTGCTGATGTTTGGAATGAGCAAAGGGGAATGTAAATGGGTGGAATCGTAGATGCAGTCTTCGGCGGTGGGCCTGATATGCCTTCACCACCTGATCCATATGCGACTGCCAATGCGCAGGGACAGGCGAACATTGACGCGGCGCGGGTTACCACCGCCCTTAATCGTGCGAATCAGGTAACGCCGTATGGTTCCATGACCTGGGCGCAGGGTGGCAGCGGATACGATAAAACTGGCTACGACAATGCCCTGAAAGCTTGGCAGGATGCCGGCGGTACGGGCACGAAGCCGGAACAATCTGGATTCGGGTACAACCCAGACGCCTGGACTTCCACAGTAACCCTCGACCCGCGAGTACAGGGCCTCATCGACTCCAACCTTGCCACCAGCCAAGGATTGCAGGGTGCTATCGACAGTTCGCTTGGGTCTGTTACCAGTACCCTGTCGAATCCTCTGCAAGGCCCTGCAACTGTTGATATCAACGGCATTCGGCAAGGGGTTAATGGTCGTTACACCGATCTTCAGCCATCCCTGCAAGGCGCAACTTCGTTGGCCTCGACTGGCCGTGCTGGTGTCGCAAACCAACTCGCCCGTTTGCAAAACCTTTACGGGCAGGATTTCAACTATGACTCCGCGCCAGGAATGCCGACTGCAGACGAAGCCACTCGTCAACGAGTTGAGGACGCTTTGTATGGCCGCGCCACTTCCCGCCTCGACCCACGCTTCAACCAAGCACAGGATCAGCTAAATTCCAGCCTCGCTGCTCAGGGCATCACACAGGGCTCAGAGGCTTACAACCGCGAGTTGCAGAATTTCGGAAATACCCGCAACGATGCCTACTCCTCCGCAATGAACGATGCCATCAGCGGCAGCGATGACGCAATGCAACGCCTGTTCAATATGGGCCTGCAAGCTCGTCAGCAAGGTGTCAACGAAGCCAACACCCTTCGCAC